ATTTGCAGATTGCTCCGGCTCGGCCCTTCGGGTGCCGGGCCTTTTTTCTGGATCGCAGCCCGAGCTGCGAAATCGTTCCCCCCTGCCCCGATCATGCTGCCTCGCCTTGGGAGGGAGAGGCACCGAACACGTCAGGCCGCAGTTCATGGCGCGACACGCCGGTCTTTGCCTCGATATCGAGGACGCGCACGGCGGGCACATCGCGGTTCGCGGTTTCCCAGCGGCTCCACATAGGCAAGGTGACGCCGATGTGTTGCGCCGCCTGCTGAGGGGTCATCTTGTTGCTGGTGCGCCAGCGCTTAAGGGGGGTTTCGCTTTCCATTTCGGCAATTCTTTCCATAACGGAAATCGTTCGTCAACCCCTTTCGGTTTCCGGTCCGTGCATTCGCCGCTAGCCGGTTCGGAAATATCATGGCGGCTGATATGGACAGCATCGGAAGCCACCGCCGCGCGCCCTGCCCGCGATATACCGTCGCAGAATATTGATAAGCCCGGCACCGCACGGAAGACGGCGGGCCGGGCCCGCTGAGGGGCTTGCTTTAAGATGAAGTCGCACACCGCTTCCCTGCCTACGGGCGGCGAGGACGGACGCACCGATATCTTGCGCGTCACGTCCGTCGAGATCGCCGTCGATCCCCACACCCTAGATCGCATCTTTGTCGTGCATGCCGAGGACCACGAGCCGATGGCGTTCTCCATCGCGCCGATGGACCTCACCGTCATATTGGCGAATCTGGCCCGCACGCTAAGCCGCTCGCTCAACTAGCCAATTTCCGTTTCCGCAGGCCGCTTTCCATATCGGAAAGATTTCGCTTGACTAAGTTATTTCCATATCGGAAAGTGCCCCCATCAGCCCGGCACTGAGCCGAGCGCAGATATGGGGATCGAAGATGGTTGAACGGATCAAGGGAGTGACGGTCACAACGGTTCTGGATGGGCGCGGCGTTGATGTTGTGTTCAAGAGTCCGGTTCGCTGGCGCATCTACGAAGGCGACCGCGAAGTGACGAAAGAGTTCGGCTTCACGCCGGGTCGCGCGGTTGATTGGGACGATCCCCGCAAGGACGCCTTTCACGCCGCCGTCGATGCCGGCGAAGTCCGCACCCGCCTCCACACATGAGCCTCTACCGCCTGCCCGTTCTAGCAGCGGGCAGTTCAAGAGACTTAGCATAATGGGGTTCTAATATGAAATTTGCAATTCGCAATCGCTGGTCTGGCGAAGTCCAGTTCGAGGCTGAAATCGAAGCGTCAGACGATACGCCGTTGTCGGTCAAAGTCGGGCTTGCCGTTAAGTGGGGCATGAAGTCCGGCGCGGACCTCTCCGGCGCGGACCTCTCCGGCGCGTACCTCTTCGGCGCGAACCTCTCCGACGCGCACCTCTCCCGCGCGAACCTCTCCCGCGCGAACCTCTCCCGCGCGAACCTCTCCCGCGCGAACCTCTCCGGCGCGAACCTCTCCGGCGCGAACCTCTCCGGCGCGAACCTCTCCGGCGCGGACCTCTCCGGCGCGGACCTCTCCGGCGCGGACCTCTCCGGCGCGGACCTCTCCGGCGCGTACCTCTTCGGCGCGGACCTCTCCGGCGCGGACCTCTCCGGCGCGAACCTCTCCGGCGCGTACCTCTTCGGCGCGGACCTCTCCGGCGCGGACCTCTCCGGCGCGGACCTCTCCGGCGCGGACCTCTCCGGCGCGTACCTCTCCCGCGCGAAGTGGCGGGACGGCATTATCATCAACAAAATCCCGGTCCAGATTTCCGGTCTGACCTATCCCATCACCATTCTCGACGCACACATGCAGATCGGCTGCGAGTTGCACAGCCTGGCGGAGTGGTCGGCATTCGACGATGCCCGCATTGCTGCGATGGACGGCACTCGCGCGGCGCGGTTCTGGCGCGACCATAAGGACGGGCTGCTGGCAATGGCTCGCGGCGCGGGCCGGTCGTTCGATCCTATGCCCGTCAAGAGCGAGGCGGCGTGATCATGACCGCCTCTGACATTCTCCACAATCTCTCGCAGCGCCACGGCGGGTTCCTGACCTCGCGGCAGATCACCGATCCCCGCGTCCGTGCGCTCTATTGGAAGCGCGAACTTTGGCAGGCGCGGGACATTCTCGAAAACCTCGGCAGCGATCCCTCGCATGAGCGTGACGTGTGGATCGATGAATACTGGACGGCCAAGGGCGAGTATCTGAGCGCCCTGACTGCCGCCATTGATGCCCGCAAGCTGTCTCGCATGGGGAGGGCGGCGTGAGCCCCGCCCCCTCCTACACCCCGCAGAACCATCCACACGCCGGCATGAAGCCCGACCGATCGACCATCACCCGCATGCTCGCTGTCGCTGAAGCCGTCCGCGTCGCTGTCGCCCAATCCGAAAAGGAGCAGACCAATGTCCGCCGTTAGCCAAGCTGACGTTGCCACTGAATTCGCCCTGACCATGAAGGGCGAGTGCTACGCCTTCGCTCACCTGGCCCTGCAGCTCCGCCGCCAGTGGCACGAGCGCCGCCGCTGGGCCGTGGCGGCAGCAGCCGCCGGCAAGACCGACGACGCGACCCGCTACGCCAACCACGCCGCCCGCCACCTCGACAACGCCCGCTGGTATCTTGCCAAGGCGAAGGATCGGCGCCCCCTCAACCCGGAGAACTGACACCATGCTCAAGATCACCCGCGCCGCCGACCCGATCCGGGTCGAACGCCTCAACATGGTTGTGTACGGCCCGCCGGGCCTTGGCAAGACCTCGCTGGCGTTCACCGCCGAGGCTCCGCTGCTGCTCGACTTCGACAACGGATCGCACCGCGCCATCAACCGCAAGGACGTGGTGCAGGTTTCGTCCTGGGCGGACGTGGCGAACATCACCGCCGACGACCTCGCGGCGTTCAAGACGATCATCGTCGACACCGCCGGCCGCGCCCTCGATGCCATCACCGCCGACATCATCCGCACCGACCCCAAGGGCCACAAGAACGGCGCCCTGACGCTGCCCGGCTATGGCACCCTCAAGACGCGGTTCATCACCTTCCTCAAGCTGCTCAACTCGTTCGGTAAGGACGTGGTGCTGATCGCCCACATGGACGAGCAGCGCAACGGCGACGACCTAATCGAACGGCTCGACGTGCAGGGCGGTTCCAAGGGCGAAATTTACAAGGCCGCCGACGCCATGGGCCGGCTATCCATGATCAACGGCAAGCTGCTGCTGCGCTTCTCGCCGTCCGATGCCGCCTTTGGCAAGAACCCCGGCCAGCTTCCCCCGCTCGACGTGCCGCACGCCGACAGCCCGGATTTCGACGGCTTCCTCGGGCGCGTGATCCAGCAGACCAAGGACAAGCTCAACGAACTCAGCGAGGAGCAGAAGGCCGCCGCCGAAGAGCAGCAGTGGTTCCGAGATGCCCTGCCCAAGATCAACGAGGCCGGCAATCTCAACGACCTGATCAGCCGCGCCACGGTCGGCGGCACCGCCTGCAAGGCCCTCCTGCACAAGCGCGCCGAAGAGATCGGCCTGCACTTCGACAAGAAGGCCGGCGCCTACGTGGCCGCCGCGAAAGAGGCCGCCTGATGCAGACCCTCCGCGTCTCGGCCACCGATATCGACACGTTGCGCCGCTTCTACGACGAAGAGGACGCGGACCTGGCGGAGCTGATCAAGAAGCTCCGCCACCTGATGCCGTCCACCGAACTGATGGAAGCCGGCACCGCGCTGCACAAGGCGCTGGAACTGGCCGGGCCCGGCGACCACAAGGGCTTCGAGTGCGAAGGTTTCACGTTCTCGATTGAGACGGACGCGGCCATTGACCTGCCCGATCTCCGCGAAATGAAGGCGACCCGCGACTACCTGATCGACGATGTGCGGGTGACGCTGGTCGGTAAGGTGGACGCCATCCACGGCAAGCGGATCGACGATCACAAATTCACGGCCCGCTTCGATGCCGATCGCTATTTCGATTCCTACCAGTGGCGCATCTACCTGGAGGTGTTCGGCGCCGACGAATTCGTCTGGAACATCTTCGAGGCCATCGAAAGCGCGCCCCGGAACTACCTGATCCGCAACGTCCACAAGCTGACCGAGTGGCGATATCCGGGCATGGGCGATGACGTGGAGCGCGAGCTGCACAATTTCGTGGTGTTCGCCCGCGACCACCTGCCCGAGCGCTTCCAGCCGGCGGAGGCTGCCGCCTGATGCCCGAGCGCAAGACCTTCATTCTCGTGTCAGACAGAGTTCGCGCGAACGCCGCAGAGGCCCTTCGCACGGCGCCTGATCATTACGTCGTGACGATTGCCGAGCGCACCCGCACGACCGACCAGAACGCGAAGATGTGGGCCATGCTCAACGACGTGGCGCGCGGCAAACCCGAGGGGCGCAACTGGACCCCCGAAACGTGGAAGGCCGCCTTCATGCACTTCCTCGGGCACCAGGTGATGTTTGCCGATGGGCTGGACGGCACCGGGCCGTTCCCGGTGGGGTTCCGAACGTCGCGCCTCACGGTGCGCCAGATGATCGACCTGATCGACTGCATCCAAGCCTATGGCGATCAGCACGGGATCGATTGGAGCGAGATGCGCAAGGGTGGGTTCTATGACGAGGCGGCAGCATGAGCGCCCGCCGCTACGAGTTCACCAAGCCGATCATGCGCGAAGCCCTGCGTCGCTCCGAAGGCCGCTGCGAGGCGTCTGGTGAACTGTACGGGCTGCCCGCAGGACAGCGCTGCAATGCGCCCCTGGCTCATGGCGTGGAATTCGACCACTACCCAGACCCGGCAACGGACAAGGGCAGCGACCGGCTCGATAACTGCGTTGCGTGCTGCAAGGCATGCCATCGGTTCAAGACGAGCCACTACGATGTTCCAATGCAGGCGAAGGGACGACGCATCCGGGACAAGCACGCAGGCATTCGCCAGCCGTCTCGGTTGCAGTCCGCAGGCTTCCGCAAGGCCGCGCCTCAGAAGTCGGCAAGTCGTCCCA